GGAAATCCCCGCCGCACCCGGCCCGCCCGCGGCGCAGAGGGCCCCCCCACCGGCGGGGCCGGCCCCGGCCAATATACCACCACCACAACAGACAAGGAGGCAAAAGGATGAACATGATCGACATCACCCCCATCATCAACGCCGTCATCGCGCTGGCAGCCGCCGGCGTCACCGTGTTCCTGATCCCGTGGATCAAGAGCAAGACCACCGACGAGCAGCGCAAGGAGCTGCTCGAGTGGGTGAAGATCGGCGTCGCCGCTGCCGAGCAGCTTTACAAGGGGCAGGGCCGCGGCGAGGAAAAGAAGAAGTACGTCCTCGAGTTCCTCGCGTCCATGGGCTTCACCGTGGACGAGGAGGCCATCAACGCGGCTATCGAGGCAGCAGTCAACCAGCTCAACGGCGGCAACCTGCCGCTGGAATAATCAACGCAGAGGGCGGGCCGGCTGGCCCGCCCTTCATTTTGCAAGGGAGGCAATATCATGAACGGAAGCAAAGAGAAACCGGCGCTGAATATGCGCTACTACAACAAAGAGATCGACGACGACCTCCCCTATGTCGGCACCCTAAGCTACGACGAGGAGACCGGCCACATCTATGACGAGGAGGGCGACGTCGTTGACGAGGACACCATCGCATCTTTCCTCGAAGGTGACGGAAAGGGGGACGACGAAGATGAGTAACAGCTCGCTGATCTCCTACACCAAGCTCAGCCCCAACCACTCGGGCAAGCGCACCAAGAAGATCGACACCGTCACGATCCATTGTATGGCCGGCCAGCTCTCCGTCGAAAGCTGCGGCGCTCTGTTTGCTAAGAGCAGCAAGGGAGCGTCCAGCAACTACGGCATCGGCCCCGACGGCCGCATCGCCCTCTATGTGGACGAGGGGAACCGCTCGTGGTGCACGTCGTCCAACGCCAACGACCAGCGCGCCGTCACCATCGAGGTCGCCAGCGACGCCACTCACCCCTATGCTGTGAACAGCAAGGCATACGACGCGCTACTGGAGCTTGTGACCGACATCTGCAAGCGCAACGGCATCAAGAAGCTCGTCTGGTCGACCAGCAAAAACGACCGCATGAACCACCTGAACGGCTGCAACATGACCGTGCACCGGGACTACGCTGCGAAAGCCTGCCCGGGCGACTGGCTCTACAATCGCCACGGAGAGATCGCAGCCGAGGTCAACCGTCGGATCGGCTCCGGCAGCAGCACACCCTCCACCGGGGGAACCACCGGCAGCGCCGCCGGCATCAAGGTCGGCGACGTGGTGGAGTTCACTGGCTCCAAGCACTACGTCAGCGCCACGGCCACGAGCGCGTCGAGCTGCAAGCCCGGCAAGGCTAAGGTCACGGCCATCGCCAAGGGCAAGGCGCACCCCTACCACCTGATCGCCGTCTCCGGCGGCGGCTCCACCGTGTACGGGTGGACGGACGCGGCAGACATCAAGACCAGCAGCAGCTCTACGGCCACCTCGTACCTCGTGAAGGTGACGACCGACGTGCTGAACATCCGCAAGGGCCCCGGCACCAACTACGGCACCAACGGGGCTATCCGCGACAAGGGCACCTACACCATCGTCGCCGAGAGCGACGGGCCCGGGGCCTCCAAGTGGGGCAAGCTCAAGAGCGGGGCCGGCTGGATCTCGCTGGACTACGCCAAGAAGGTCTAATTGTGCAACTTGCCACCGGCGCGGCGCGGATCGGTGCCGGCCAGAAGCTATGAAACCGTCAGAATACACAAAAAGAGCCCGCTCGGGAGTGATCCCGGGCGGGCTCTTTCTGTTTATGCACTCATTCCTCTGTGGCGTCGTCCTCTGCTGGATCCTCGCCGCCATCGCTCTGCGCCGCCTCAGCAGCGGCCAGCTCGGCCTCAGTCGGGTGGAAGCGGACAACATAGCCGTTGACATCATAGAAGCCGCCGAGGGCGACCGTGAAGATGTCCACGATCCAACCGATCCCGAAGAAGCCAGCCGTCAGCGTCCAGATGACCCCGGTGCCAATCTTCCCCACATAGTAGCGGTGCACACCGAGCACCCCGAGGAAAATGCACAACGGCAGGACGACCGCTTTGCTTTTCGGTGAGGTGGGGCGCTGTGCTGCCGGCACGCTGGCCGGCCGGCCGCCACTGGTCGTGTACGACAGGCCCGTGCCGGGCACTCCGACGGTCGTGTGGCTTTTCCCGGTCGTGCTGACTGTGTGCTTCAGGCCCTTCGGGCCGAAGGTGACGCTCGCGCTCTTTTTATTCAAGTTCACACGGACGCCGGGAGCGATCTTAATACTGCGCCGGAAACGTAAACCCATTGAAAAAACCTCCTTTTCGTCTGTCCTATTGCGTTTTTTAGTATTTAGTCATCTTTGGGATAATATTATCACGGGCGGCGTGTTATTGTCAACTTGCACTACCCATCTTTGGCATAAGTGGCAGAAAAGGAGGCGGCGCGTATTTGAAAATATACAGGCCAGAAGGCCGATGCAATATCTCAGGCGAGCGCGTCCGCGCAGCCAGAGAGCGGGCCGGCATCTCGCAGGAGCGCCTCGCGTACAAGATCCAGATCGCGGGGCTCGACATCACGCAGAAGGCCATCAGCAGGATCGAGACCGGCGACCGCATTGTCGCCGACTATGAGCTTGAGTACCTCGCCGACGCCCTCGGCGTGACCATCTACTACCTGCTCGGAAAAGAATGAAAGCAGCGCAGCCAGAGCGGCCGCGCTGCTTTTCTCTTGTCTCCCCTCTTGACTTTATACAACAAATGTTGTATAGTAAAGACACACGAAACAAAAGGGGAGGCGCTCAACATGGAAACGATCACCACCGGGAAACGCCTGAAGGCGCTGCGAGAGGATCGCGGCCTGTCTCAGTCGCAGCTCGCCAAGAAGGCCGACATCAACAGCCGAGTGCTCCAGACCTACGAGCAAGACGACCGAGACATCGCGGGGGCGAAGCTGAAAACGCTCCTCAAGGTCTGCGTCGCTCTGGAGTGCCGGCTCGAGGACATCGTCACAGACGACGAGACGCTGGCGCTGATCGCGGCATACAACAGGCGATGACAACGAAGGGCGGCCAGCCGGCCGCCCTTTTTTCTATTTCACGGAGGGATCACCATGGGGAAACACTTCAGCCACCTGACACCAACGCAGCGCACGCAGATCGACGCCTTCAGGCGCGCCGGCATGAAGGTCGTGGACATCGCCAAGGAGGTCGGCGTCCATTACACCACCATCTACCGGGAGCTCAAGCGGTGCACCTATGAACACCTGAACAGCGACTACACGACCGAGATCCGATACAACCCCGACGGGGCGCAGGCTCGGTATGAGGCCAACCTGCGGGCGAAGGGCCCGGAGCTGAAGATCGGCAACGACTACGAGCTCGCCGACTACCTGATCGGCAAGATCCGGGACGAGAAGTACAGCCCCGAGGCAGCCATCGGAGAGGCCGAGGTCATGGGCTGGCCCTTCCGGGTGCACATCTGCGCAAGCACGGCCTACAACTACATCAGGGGCGAGATCTTCGGCGACGATCTCACTGTGGAAATGTTACCGCAGCACGGGAAGCGCCGCAGGAAGCCGGAGCGGCCAGAGGGCGCCATCCCGAGAAAGCCGGCAGGAAAGAGCATAGAAAAGCGGCCGGAGATCGTGGACACGCGCACGACCTTCGGCCACTGGGAAATGGATAGTCTCGAGAGCGGCAAGGGCTACAAGCGGACGTGGCTCATGCTGACCGAGCGAAAGACCCGCCGGGAGATCATCGTCTCCATGAAGGACAAGACGAGCGAGAGCGTCGTCCGGGCCCTCAACGGCATCGAGCGGAAACTGGGCGCTCTATTCCCGCAGATCTTCCTCTCCATCACCTGCGACAACGGCACCGAGTTCTCGGACGCCGAAGGCATCGAAAACAAGCGCCGAGGGAAAGGAAAGCGCACCACCGTCTACTACTGCCACCCATACACGCCGAGCGAGCGCGGCACCAATGAAAACCAAAACGGCCTGATCCGGCGACTCGTCCCGAAGGGGACAGACCTCGGCACCCTCTCGCCCCAAGAGGTGAAGGCCGCCGAGGCATGGCTCAACAGCTACCCCCGCAAAATGTTCGGTTTTCTGTGCTCCGAGCAGCTTTTCCGGGAGGAGCTGGCCCTCATTCTGGCCCGCTGAAAAATTTTTTAGACTTTTTTAGCATTTACTCTTGACAAACGGCTACGCCCCCATTATTATTAAATGCACAGAGACTCACATGAGTCGCCTGTGCATTTTTCTTTTTATATCGACCCCAAAAGACGGAGGTGAGACCGACGGGAAAATACCGCTACCTGACCTTCGAGGACAGGAAGAAGATCGAGGCGTGGCACCTGATCGGAGACCGGCCGGCCGACATCGCGGCCCGCCTCTCCGTCCACTACACCACGATCTACAAGGAGCTCCAGCGCGGCGCGACCGGCGAGCTGGACAGAAACCAGCGCGAGGGGTATAGCGCAGAGCTGGCCGAGAGGCGGCTCCGTGAGAGCTTCAAGCGCAGAGGCAAGAAGGCGGTCGCAACCCTCGCACAGTAGCCAAGAACACCCGGCGGCGCCGGGCCGAAGAAAGGAGACGCCCCACATGAGAAGCAGAAGAAACAACACGACCCTGACCCGAAAGGTGGACAAGTGGAACGCCCGCAAGGTGTGGCTCATTAAACGCTACGCCGACGGCCACTATGCCATCAATCAAGAAGTCGGCGGTCGTGTTTTTTATTCCAGCTTCCAGCGGGCCACCAAGGCGCAGATCGCCGCGATCTTCGCCTGCTGCTGATAGCCAAGCACCCCGGCCGAGGCCGGGCCAAGATGAAAGGAGCAGACACATGACTCAGAACGACCTCAGAGAGAAGGTCATCAACGCAGAGGCGAAGGTCGCCAAGCGTAAGGCCGTCTTAAAGAAGCACCGCGAGCAGCTCGCCAAACTGATCCAGAAGGGTGCCGACGAGTTCGACATCAGCATCAAAAAGGACGACATCGAGAGCGCAAAGAGAAAGCTCGAGGAGGCTGAGAAGATCCTCAACAACTGGGAGGAGAAGCTCGACGAGCGCATCACCGCCGACGACTATCTCGAGACCAACGCGCCGGAGATCCTGAAGGACTTCCTCGAAAACTGGAAGCAGCACGCAATCGCCTACTACCGCCAGAGACGGATCGACGTCATCGAGTTCCGCAAGGATCTGAAGGCTCAGGAACGAGCCGCCAGACTCGAAGCCCTCCAGACTCTCCCATCCCTCGAGAGGGCGCGGAAACTCTACGAGGGCCGCGAGGTGACGGACTACGACCTCGCAAACCTATGGCCCCGCAAGGATGTCGACGAGTTCCTGCACGAGCGCGGTCTGGACTACTACCAGATCCAGAGAAAGCTCAAGGGCGAAGGCGATGGCGTCACCTTCAGGCTGCTGGAGATCCATGACGATCAGGAGCGCGAGGCGTGGCTCGAGCGAGCGATGGAGGAGGAAAAGCGGGCCAAGCTGCTCGACCTGATCGGCCGCATCATGAGCACCGTCGGCACCATTACCGACGCGGACGCTCTCCGCATCGGCCCCGAGGGTGACATCAACGGATACATCGAAGGCACCGAAGGAAAGGCAAAGATCCAGACCATCGGCGCCGGCGGCTACAACATCCAGTGTTTCCACTTCAGAACGCTGATCCATGAGTACAAGTAAGGGGGCGCAGGAATGAAAAGCAACACGATCCTCACCCTCTCCGACGAGCTCCTCGAAAGGTACCGCAGCTCTATCCCTCGCAAAGCCTTCGAGCAGTTCGTCGAGGACATCACGACGGGGCCGGCCACAACGGCCGCCCCGAAGTTTGACACCTCGCTGCTCTGCCGGGCCTCGTTTCCGGCCGAGCTGGAGGACGGCGGCGCCCGCTGCATCGTGGAGGTGACGGTCTATCGGCTGAACGCCGTGGCCGTCAACACCTTTCTGCTGGACGGGCCTGAGCCTCTGCGGCGGCATCTCGGGATCTCCGAGGCCAACACATACATTACCAAGCACGACATCGACGACCTCGTCACGGTCGTCCGCATCATCAGAGAGGAGGCACCAGCATGGCAGCATTGAAAGAGATCGCCCGGGAGTACGCCACCGAGATCCGTGACGGCATCGGCTGGGTGATCGTCTACCGCACCGGCCGCTCGTGGCACGCCCTGACCGTCTGGAGCGACCTCGGCAACAACGAGTGGGAGGCCGACGACATCAACGACGCGCTCGAGGCCCTGCGCCTCGACCCTCGGGCCGTGGCTCTGAACGGCTACTATCTCGGACGCTTCGGCGACATGACCATCGACGACATCGCCACCGGCATCCGCTGGCACTACGAGCGGGGCACCAACGCCCTCGCCGATGATGACACCCTCACGCAGGCCCGGGCCGACATCGAGGCGGCCCGGCAGAAGGCCGCCGAGGCCGGCCTTCCCTTCAGCGAGCGGCTGGTCGAGGGCCCGGAGGACGAACTCAACCCCTACATATACGACGGTAGCATGACCGTCGCCGACTACGAGGCCGCACAGCGGGTCAGAGACGACCACGCTGCCCTCGTCGAGGTCACGACCAGCCACTACCCCAACGCTACCGAGGAGGCCGTCGAGCGCGTCGCAGAGGCCGCCAGCAGCATGAAGCTCAGCCCGGAGATCATGCAGCGGATCCTCGACGCCTTCGACAAGATCACAGAGGCCATCAGAGCGCTCGGCGAGTGGGCCGCTCAGACCATCAGGGTGCTCGCGGACTTCTTCACCAAGTCGCTCGACGGCTTCCTGCTGCGCCGGGCGCCGCCCAAGTGGCGCCACTACGCGCTCCACGCCAAGCGGGCCAGAGTTCGCAAGAAGTACAGAAACAGGATCCGGCGGGCCTTCTTCGCTTCGCTGGCATCAGAAGGAGGTGGAAGCTCATGACAGCCAAGTGCGTCGGCTGTGGGCTCGACTGGAATGTGAGTATATACCAGAAGATCCCCCGCACCGGCTACATCTGCCCGCACTGTGAGAGCCGGCTCCGTGCCGGAGAGACCTTGCCAAACATACAGGCCAGCCAGAAGGCGCGGCCTAAAAGAACGAAAGGAGCAACCACATGAAAAAGATCGCACTCAAGAACGCCGCCCGCGGCGCCATCTTCCCCTATGCTGGCGAGACGTGGATCGCGCTGGAGCACGAGGCAGCCGGCCGGACTCTCTGCCTGCGCCTCGACCTGATCCCAAACAAGCCCTTCGACGAGGACAACCGCAACAACTTCGCCATCTCCAGCAGCAAAGAGTGGATGAACGGCCCCTACCTCGACAACCTGATCGACGCCGTCAAGGGCCCGCACGCCTTCCTCACCACTGAGCTCGACCTGACGGCCGACGACGGCCTGAAGGACTACGGCACCTGCACCGTCACCATCTTCTCGCTGACCGTCGACCAGTACCGGCGCAACCGCGATGTCATCCCCAACGTAGACGACTGGTGGTGGCTCTCTACCGCATACAGCACCGCCTCCAATGGGTACGAGCATAGCGCCCGCCTCGTCTGGGACGATGGCACGCTGGACTGGGACAACGCCTGCGGCGGCGACCGCGGCCTGCGCCCCGCTTGTTATCTGGACTCCGATCTCCTGATCTCCGTCGAGGATGACGAGACCATCGAGGACGTCACGCCGGAGCGCGCCAGCGAGATCATCGCGGCACTGGCCGAGCAGTTCGGCGGCACCTTTGCCACCGAGGATCAACTGACCACGGCGCTCTCGTTCATGCTCGGCACGCTGAGGGCCACCCGGGAGAAGGAGGCGGCCCATGAGTAACCTCGCCAGCCTGTTCGACCGCTACAAAGCCCTCGTCATCTTCGACACGGAGACCAGCGGCCTCAACCCGGAGGACAACCAGATCATCGAGCTCGCGGCCCTGCGCGTGGAGCGCACGACAGCCGGGGCCCTGCGGATCGCCGGGAAGATGGACACCTTCATCAAGCTGCCGGAGGGCGAGCAGCTCCCCGAGAACATCGTCACCCTCACCGGCATCACCGACCGGCTACTGGAGACCGAGGGCGTGCAGAGCGGCACGGCTGTCAGCCGCTTCCTCAAGCTGGTCAAGCCCGGCCCCGTCCTGATGGTCGCCCACAATGCGCAGTTTGACGCCTGTTTTCTGCGGGAGCTGCTGCGGGGCTTCAAACCCGGCTGCCTCGACTGGTTGGACAGCCTGACGGTCTACAAAGACCGGCGCCCCTACCCTCACAAGCTCGCCAACGCGATCCTCGCCTATGAGCTGGAGGGTAAGGTGCAGAACAGCCACCGGGCCATCGACGATGTGCTCGCCCTGTTCGAGGTGCTGAAGGCTATGGACGACGAGCGCGACGATCTCGCCAACTACGTCAACCTGTTCGGCTACAACCCGAAGTACGGCGTCAGCGGCCGCCGGATCACCGGCGTGCGCTATGAGCCGCAGGGCTTCAACAAGACCATCACCCGCCCTGAGCAGACGCTCCCGGCCAAAACGTCACGGAGGTGAAGCACATGGCCCCGGACATCACCATCACGAGCGAGGAGCTGCGCGAGCGCGTCGAGGAACACCTCGGCCACTGGATCCCCGACAACCTGTGGGAACGCTCCGAGCCCTACGCCCGCAGGAAGCTCGACCTCTGCCGGGAGCGCAACCCGGAGATCGACTACTACAACGACGAGTACCTCGTCCTGCTGACCGCCGACACCGTCAGGGAGACCGCGTTCAGCGACTTCACAATCGCAGCCTGCGAGGCCCTCATGACGGCCCGGGGCCAGTGAAAGGAGAAAACCATGGAAGCAACAAAAGAAAGGGCCGCCCGACGCGACCGGGCGACCCCTGCGAGAACATCCGGCAGCTCGCCAGCGCACGGATCCCGCACCCAAAGTATAACACGCCGCCGGCGCCGTGCCAAGGCCCGGATCCGACAGACGGCCGTCCTTCTGACCGCCGCGGTCATGGTCGCCGGCATCGGCGTGGCCGTCTCGACCATCGGGACAGACCGACCGACGGCCGCAGACCTTCCGACACCGACCGCAGAACAACCGGCAGTCGTAATTCAAACACCGGCAGCGAGTACGCAGACGCCGGAGCCGACCGAGGCGCCCGTCCGCTTCTACCTCAGCGCCAGTGAGCGCGACACCGTGGAGCGTGTCGTCATGGCCGAGTCTGGCGGCGAGAGCTTCGAGGGGCAAATGCTGGTCGCTCAGTGTATTCTCAACGCCGCCGAGAAGGAGGGCGTGCAGCCCTCTGAGGCCGTCGTGATTTACAGCTACACCAGCAACCGCCCCGACCCCACGCAGAGCGTCAAGGACGCCGTCGCGGCCGTATTTGACCGCGGCGAGGTCGCCATCGACGCCCCCGTCATGTACTTCTACAACCCCGCCCTCGTGACGAGCGACTGGCATGAGAGCCAGATC